CGTATGCTAGAGTATGGTGAGTCGGAAGCTGTTGCTTGGAAGAGGTATTGGGATACTGTTGGCGTTGGTGGTGCGTATTTGCAGGTCGGTGGACAGGCGTTTAAGTCGTTCGTTGGTTCAATTCCGCGTGTTGGCTTTTCGTTTGGTAAAGGTTCTGGAAGTCCCGGTCGGGAATATGGTGGTCGTTATTCTGCTCGTTCACTTCGGGAGGATTGATTTTATGAAGCGTATGCGTGAGTCCGCTAGTCGGCGTAAGAAGTCTTTTGGGCGTAATGCTATGAAACAGCATAAGCGTAATATTCCGTCCAATCCTATGCGTGGTGGAATTCGTTTGTAATGCCGTGTTTTTGCCCGTTAATGGGTTGGAAAGCGCGTAGGCGTAATCCAACGGGGAAGCGGTCCATTGTTTTTAAGCTGAGTGAGGGTATGCAGGATGAGCCTGTGGAAGTTCCGTGTGGGCAGTGTATTGGATGCCGTATCACTAAAGCGCGTCAGTGGGCGGTGCGTTGTATACACGAAGCGTCCTTGCATAAAGAGAATTGTTTCGTTACGTTGACGTATGATGATGAGCACTGTCCTAGGGAAGTTAAGATTCGTGATGTGCAGTTGTTTATGAAGCGGTTGCGTGAGAGGATTGATCCTGTTAAGATTCGTTTCTTTTGCGTGGGAGAATACGGTGAGAAGTTTTCTCGGCCGCATTACCACCTGTTGTTGTTCGGGTTCGATTTTCCCGATAAGTATTATTGGTGCGGGAAGGGATTATCTCGTCAGTATCGGTCTAAGTTGTTGGAAGGGTTGTGGACATTTGGTTTTTCTACAGTTGGAAGTGTTACGCCTGCTTCTGCTCAGTATGTGGCTCAGTATTGTACTAAGATTGTCACGGGTAAGAAGAAGGATGAGCATTATGAAGGGCGTCAGCCTGAGTTTTTGATTATGTCTCGTAAGCCGGGGTTAGGTTATGGCTGGTTGGAAAGTTTTGGCGATGCTCTGTTTTCTCGTGATTTTGTCGTGGTTGATGGTGGTAAGCGTTTACCTATTCCTCGCTACTATTTGGACAAATTTGATGATGCGCTGAAAGCTGAGATTAAGGCGAAGCGTAAAGCGAGGATGGATTATCATCCGGATTCTCGTGGTTCTCGTAGTATCGCACGCGCCGAATGCGCGGTTAGAAAGGTATCTTCTGAAAGGCGTGGATTTGAACGTGAAGCAGATTGTGTTTAGTATCTATGATGTGAAGGCGGAGTGTTATCTTCCGGTGTTTACGTATCCGGCTGTTGGACAGGGTATTCGTACGTTTATGGATTTGGCTAATGATCCGTCTCATCCTATTGGTAAGCATAAGTCTGATTATCGGTTGTACCGCGTCGGTGAATTTGACGATACAACGGGTGATATTGTTACGGCCATCCCCACTATTTTGTGTACGGGTGATGAAGTTGGTGGTTCCCGCGATTCCGGGATTCGCGTGGTGCCCAATGGCGTTTAGTCCGTATAATCGTCCGCCGCGGCGGCCGTTTGATTGTGGTCCGTCTCTTACGGACCAGAGTTTTAAGGATGAGTGTGATGTTAATAATATAGTTAAGCGGTTTAAGCAGACTGGCCTGCTGCCTCGTGTGGAGGCGGAAGGTTTTTTTGAGGATGTTACTTTGATTCCGGAGGATTTGATGGCGGCGAAAGCGCGGATTCGTGAAACGGAACGTGCGTTTTATATGTTGCCTTCGGAATTGCGTGAGAAGTTTGGTAACTCTTATATTTCGTTGTTGCAGTTTTTGGAGGACCCTGCGAATCGCGAGGAAGCGATTTCGCTTGGTTTGTTTGCTAAGAAGGCGGCGCCGCCGGAGCCGGGAGCGCCCGACTCGGGGACGCCTTCCCCTTAGTGTTGTTTGCGTTGGAGGAGCCGGGAGCGCCCGACTCCTCCTTCGCTTTTGTGTTTGTTACTTCTTTGCTGTGGTGAGTTGCTTCTGGATTTCTCGCAGGGCGAGAAGGTGGCCCTTCGTGATCTCGAGGGCCTGTTCCTGCCGCTTCTGCTTGGCGACAAGCTGATTGATAGCGGCGTTGATGTTTGCCTCTTGGACGTACATTTTGTGCTCCTGTTTCGTTGGCGATGCGTTGTTGCATCGTGGTTATAATGTAATGTCGTGCTAGCGTATTGTCAATAGATGTATTGTAACAGATTTATGAAGCGTTTTATTCATTTTATCTAAGCGTATTTATGATGTTGTTACATTTGTTGATTTTGTGCTGGCACGTTGTTCGCGCTTTAGCGCGGGATGCTAGCTGTTCCGAGCCCCGAAGGGGCTTGGGGAGGGCCCGGAGGGCCCGTAGCGTTGTTCACAGTAGGGTACACTAGTTCCCTACTGTGTGTAGTGACAGCCCGTCTGGTGCTGTCTCTTGGGGGGTTTGGGGGGTTGACCTCCCTGCCTCGATGTGCTAGATTAGGTGTGCGCCGGGTAGGCGATGGTATGCCCGTGTAGTTTTTTCTTTTTCTTCTGGAGGTGTCTTATATGCGTCAGGGTAATTCTCAGTTTACGTTTAGTCAGGTTCCGCGGGCGGATATTCCACGTAGTACGTTTAACAGGAATCATAATTATAAGACAGTTTTTAATAGTGGTTACCTCATTCCGTTCTATGTTGACGAGGCTTTGCCCGGTGATACCTTTAATGTTAAGGTGTCTGCTTTTGCGCGTATGGCTACTCCGATTGTCCCGCTGATGGACAATCTATATATGGATATGTTTTTCTTTGCTGTTCCTAACCGTCTGGTGTGGAATAATTGGCAGAGGTTTTGCGGTGAGCAGGATGATCCGGGCGATTCGACGGATTTTGTTGTACCGCAGGTTACTATGAATGCGTCTGGCGGTTATGATTATGGGTCTGTGTTTGACTATATGGGTATTCCGCCTAAAGTTCAGTTTACTCAGTTGCCGAATGCTTTGCATCTTCGGGCTTATAATCTGATTTGGAATGAGTGGTTTCGGGACCAGAATTTGCAGAATTCTGTGGTTGTGAATAAGGGTGATGGTCCTGACCCGTATACCGATTATGTTTTGCTTCGGCGCGGTAAGCGCCACGATTATTTTACTTCGTGTTTGCCGTGGCCTCAGAAGGGGCCCGGTGTTGATATTCCGCTTGGTGGTGTGGTGCCTGTGACGGGTGTTGGGGGCCCCGGTGGGGCGTCTCCGTCTTTCCGTGGTTCGTTGTCTGGTACTACGTCTGGTCCGTTGGCGTCTACGGCGGCGTCTACTGCTGTGACCATTTCGCCTGCGTCTATTGACGGTAATCTCCGGTGGAATAGTCCGGAGTTGGAAGCGAATCTGGCGAATGTTGTTGGTGGTGGTACCATTAATGACCTTCGTCAGGCATTTCAGATTCAGCGGTTGCTGGAGCGGGATGCGCGTGGTGGTACGCGGTATGTTGAAGTTTTGAAGGCTCATTTTGGTGTTACTTCGCCCGATGCTCGTTTGCAGCGGCCGGAGTATCTTGGCGGTGGTTCTACGCCTGTTGTGATTAACCCTGTGGCTCAGACGTCGGGTACGCCTACTACGCCTACTACTGTGACCGATACGCCGCAGGCGAATCTTTCGGCGTATGGTGTTGCTGGTGCTCGTGGTAATGGGTTCACTAAGTCGTTTGTGGAACATTCTGTGATTATTGGTCTTGTGATGGTCCGTGCGGACCTTTCTTATCAGCAGAGTCTGAATAAGATGTGGCGTCGTCGGACGCGTTATGATTATTTCTGGCCGGCTCTGGCTCATCTTGGTGAGCAGGCGGTTTTGAATCACGAGATTGACGTGTCGCTGGCGCAGGGTGACGGTGTGTTTGGTTATCAGGAACGTTGGGCGGAGTATCGTTATCATCCGTCTCTGGTTACTTCTCAGTTCCGTTCCGGTGCTCCGGGTTCTCTGGATTATTGGCATCTGTCTCAGGATTTGACTAATCCGGCTCTTAATGCGGCGTTTATTGAAGAGCGTCCTCCTGTTGACCGTGTTATTGCTGTTCCTACGGAGCCTGAGTTTCTGTTTGATTCGCATTTCTCTGTGAAGTGTGCTCGCCCGATGCCTCTGTATTCTGTCCCGGGTCTGGTGGACCATTTCTAAGGAGAGTGTATGATTCCCGCTTTAATTGCTGGTGGTGCCGCTATCGCTGGTGGTTTGATCGGTTCTCATTCTGCTGAACAGCAGAATAGGGAAGAGCGTGAGTGGCAGGAAAAGATGGCTGGTTCGCAGTATCAGCGTGCTGTGCAGGATATGCGGGCGGCGGGTCTTAATCCCGCGATGTTGTATGGAAAGGGGCCGATGTCGGCCCCTGTGTCAGGTGGTGCTCGTATGGAGGAAGGAAAGGCGCTTTCCGAGGGTGTGCGTGGTGCTGGCCTTGCGGCCCTTCAGGCCGAAGCCTTGCGTGCGCAGATTAAGGATACGAATTCTGCGGCCGCTTTGAAGGATACTCAGTCTTCTGCGGTTGAGCAGAGTAAGACTATTGAGTGGAATGACTGGATGGGTAAGAACCCTGATGGTGATATGACGTCGTATGGTCGTTTGACGCGTAAGCGTGCGGAACAGGAGATCGCGGAGTCGCTTGCTCGTGTGGAAGGTATTAATGCTTCTGCGGCGGAAGCGCAGGCGCGTAAAGCGTACATTGGTGTGCAGAAGCGTATGCTAGAGTATGGTGAGTCGGAAGCTGTTGCTTGGAAGAGGTATTGGGATACTGTTGGCGTTGGTGGTGCGTATTTGCAGGTCGGTGGACAGGCGTTTAAGTCGTTCGTTGGTT